CAATTTGACTTCCAAGGCAATTTTGTAGATGAAAGTGATGTTAGAGTCATTCCATCATCATCAGTGTCTGTAACGACCGTACAGGGGGCAATGAATGGTGGTGAGATAGAGAATATCTCATCCATCAAATACTTCGCTCCTAGACTCTACTCTGCACAGTACAGAGCGGTTACGGCAAGAGACTATGAGGCAATTATTCAGTCAATCTATCCAAACACTGAGTCTGTTTCTGTTGTTGGTGGAGAAGAATTGACACCACCACGTTATGGGTCTGTTCAAATTAGTATTAAACCAAAGAATGGTACATATGTATCTGACTTTGATAAGCAAAATATTTTAAACAAGATTAAACAATATTCTATTGCAGGAATCAATCAAAGTATTGTAGATCTAAAAATTCTTTATGTTGAAATCGATTCATCAATTTACTATAATACATCAAAAATTTCTAGTGTAGATAATTTAAAGACAAATATTACCAATGCTTTGACGAATTATTCTAAGAGCGTTGATATGAATAAGTTTGGTGGAAGATTTAAATATAGTAAAGTCCTCCAATTAATTGATAGAGTTGATGATTCAATCACTTCTAATATTACTAAGGTTAGAATTAGAAGAGATATGAAGATTCTTAAAAACCAGTTTGCACAATATGAACTTTGTTTTGGAAATAGATTCCATGTAAATCCAAATGGTTTGAATATCAAGTCTACTGGATTTAAGATTGCAGGAGAGTCATCTACTGTATACATCACTGATGCACCAAATATTGGCACAGGAGCAAATTTAGTATCTAGTTCTACCCAAGCAGCAGATATTTTCTTAAGAAGACCAACAACATTGAATATAAAAACTGGAATTCTTTCCCTTGTTAAGGAAGATTCAAAAGGAAATAGAGTTGTTGTTGCCAAGGAAGCAGGGTCAGTTAACTATGAGACAGGGGAGATTATCCTCAATACAGTTAATATTACAGAAACTACTAAACCTAACGATATTATAGAGATTCAGGCATATCCAGAATCAAACGATGTTGTTGGACTAAAAGACTTATATTTAAGTTTTAATGTTTCAAGTAGTTCAATAAATATGATAAAAGATGTCATTGCATCTGGTGAGGACATTTCTGGCGTCGCCTTTACAAGAGACTACTATACATCAAGTTATTCTAACGGAACCTTAGAGAGGAAGTAAAATATGACCCATTTTGAGAAGAGAGTGCAACTCAATAAGATTATTGAGAGCCAACTTCCAGAATTCGTACTTGCTGATTTTCCAAAAGCAATTGAATTTTTTAAACAATATTATATTTCTCAGGAATATCAAGGTGGTAATAGTGATCTCATTACTAATCTTGATCGCTATATTAGAGTTGATAATTTATCACCAGAAGTTGTTGTCGGTGAAACAACTCTTTCTAGTGATATTTTTGAAAATTCTACTACAATTACAGTATCTTCAACGAAAGGATTTCCAGATGAATATGGTCTTCTGAAAATCAATGATGAAATTATCACATATACCAGTAAAACTGAAACTGAATTTATTGGTTGTGTTCGTGGATTTAGCGGTGTCACTGGATATGACTCACAGTCAGTAAGGTACAATACCAATGTAAATACTGAGAATGTGATTTTTTCAGAGACTTCTGCCACATCACATAAGCAGAATGATACTGTCTCAAATTTGAGTATTCTTTTTCTGCAGGAATTTTATAAGAAATTAAAGAGAACTTTTACACCTGGATTAGAAGATAGTGATTTTGTTTCTGATCTTGATGTTGCTAATTTTGTTAAACATGCAAGAAATTTTTATCAATCCAAAGGAATTGAGGAATCGGTAAAGATTTTATTCAAAGTTCTTTATGGTGTAGAAGCAACAGTATTAGATCTTGAAGATAGATTAATTAAACCATCTAGTGCAAACTTTGTAAGAAGAGAAGTTATTGTAGCAGAAAATATTTCTGGCGATCCATTTGAATTGCAAGGTCAAACAATATATCGTTCAACTGATAGTTCTACAAATGCATCAGTTTCTAATGTAGAAATTTTTACAAGAAATAATAGAACTTATTATAGAATTGAACTTTTTGTTGGATATAATGATAGAGATTTAATTGAGGGTATTTTTGATGTTCCTGGATATTCCAAGGTATTAGAACCTTCAGTTATTGGTTCTAGCATTATTTCGGTTGATTCGACAATTGGTTTTCCAGAATCTGGAACTATCATTTCTGGAACAAATACAATTACTTACACATCAAAGAGTATTAATCAATTTTTTGATTGTAGTGGTATCAATAGTAATATTTCTGTCGGGGATGCTGTTAGAGCAAACGACACAATTTATGGTTATGCAAATGGAGATCCAACAAAGAGAGTTGATCTTCGCATAACTGGTGTCCTTTCGGAACTCAAAACACTGAGTCAGATAAATCAAATTAATGATAATGAGAAAGTTCTTGTTAAAAGTCTTGGTGAGATAATTGAAAATCCAGATGAAAATAAGTCTTATAAGCAATCATTTGCAAATTCATGGATTTATAATACAAGCACAAGACATAAAATTTCTTCAATTTTTGGATCAACATTTACTGTTTTAAGTAAGATTGATAAGTCTAGTTTGAGAGTTGGTGATACTGTTGAAGTTTTAATGCGCAATAGTAATACTGTTGTTGCACCAAATGCAACTATTTCTAGTATTAATACACTTTCGAATCAGGTTGTTTTAAGCAATCTTTTTTCATTTACTGCATCTCCAACAGCATCATATGATATCAGGAGAAAACTTAAAAAAGTAAACAGTGCAGGAATTCCATTATCTCTTGGAAATGGTAGTTATATTTCCAATGTCTTAAATGTATATACTGATGATAACAGCGAATATGGATATATCGCATCACATTCTTTACCAGAATATGATATTGTAGATGAAATTGTCGAATCCACAATTCCAGATGGAACCTCAGCAAATCTGGATAGTTATGATAGTGTTTTACAAACATATGGAACTATAAAATTTTCAACTAATGTCAAGTTTATTGATGGTGATGAAGTAGTATACACATCATTAAATCCACTCACTGGATTATCTTCTGGGGAACGTTATTTTATTAAAGTTGTTTCTCCAAATGCAATTCAACTTTATTCATCTAAGTCGCTTCTTTCTGGAAATAGTATTGTTAGATTTGGACCAAATCCAATTTCATCAACACATTATTTTACATTGAATAGACACAAGAGCAGAATTCTTGGTCCAAATAAAATTTTAAGAAAGTTCCCTCTTCAACAAAATCGTGCCTCTGCAAAAATCAATGAAAGAGGATTTGGAAGTGTTGGCACATTAGTCGATGGTGTAGAAATTACAAGTCCTAATTCTAGAAATAAAATTTATTATGGTCCACTTAAAGAATTTGAAGTTATCAATGGTGGAAAAGATTATGATGTAATGAATCCACCAAAGATTGAAATATCGCCTGGACTTGGAAAAACAGCACTTATAGAACCTGTTATTTCTGGTAGTGTTAAAAGTATATTTGTTGATCCACAAACCTTTAACTTAAATGAAGTATTTTCATTATCTTTAATTGGTGGAAATGGAACTGGATGTTTTATTGAACCAGTTATTGATGATATTTTTAGAGAAGTTGAATTTGATAGTCGCGACATTAACTATGGTGGTGGAGTTGATCTTGATAGTGATACAATTTCATTTTTAGAACCACACAACTTTACGAGTGGACAAATTATTATCTATAATGAAAATGGAAATAATGCATTAGATACTGGATTATTTGATGATCAAAATAACATACCAACCGGAAAGTTGGTAAGTGGGGATGAATATATTGCAGAATTTATTAATACATCAACCATTAGATTATACAACAATCAGTCGGACTATGTTGCAGGAATTAATACCATTGGATTTTCAACAACAACCAATGTAACTGGTATTCATAAGTTCAGAACAATTCCAGACAAAACACTAAGAAAAGTAACTGTATTGTCGGGTGGGTCTGGATATCAGCATAGAAAACTTAGAGTTCCATCTTCTGGTATTTCTACAGAATTTGATACTATCTCAGTTAAAAATCATGGATTTTCAAATGGTGATATTGTAGAATATTCTACAACTGGAGATGTTATCTCTGGTTTAAGTACTTCAAATAGATATTCTATTTTGAAGTTAGATTCGGATCAGTTTAGATTGATCAATGTAGGAATTGCAGGAACTGTAACGACTGATCTTACACGATCAAAATATACAAAATTAAATAGTGTCGGAACAGGATATCAAATCTTTAAATATCCTGATATTGAAGTAATAGTAAACGTTTCTCTCGGTTCAACATTTACTAATACATTCACATTTACTCCTATTGTAACAGGAGAAATTATTGATGCATATATGTATGATGCTGGTGTTGGATATGGTTCAAGTGTTTTAAATTTACATAAAAAACCAACCATTTCACTGAAAAATGGAAAATCCGCAGAAATGAGACCTGTCATTTCTAACGGAAGAATCGTCGATGTGAATATTTTATCACAAGGTAGTGAATATTTTTCTATTCCTGAAATTATTGCAGATGATGGAAAAGTTGGAAGTGGTGCTATTTTAAGACCAGTAATTAATAATGGTTCAATTACTGATATTGTCATTATAAATGGCGGCATTGGATATGACCCAAATACAACTAAGATTTACATTGAACCAAGAGGGTCGGGTGCATTATTTGACTGCAGAGTCAGAGACTTAACTGTCAACGATGCAAAGAGATTTGGTGAATATTCAAAATTAAGAACCTCAAAGATCTTTTCAAATCTATACGAAGTGATACTGAAAATAACTTAGTGTATGGAATTTATGGATACTCAACAGATTTGGCATCAAACTATGGTGATGATGGAAATAACCACTCACCTATTGTTGGTTGGGCATATGATGGAAATCCAATTTATGGACCTTATGGATATAATGATCCCAATGATATTCAGTCTGGGGTGGGAATTCTCAAAACTGGATATACATTAAATTCTTCTTCTGTTCAAAACAGACCTACAACATTTTCAAATGGGTTCTTTATTGAGGACTATAAGTTTGACAATAGTGGAGTATTGGATGCACATAATGGAAGATATTGCAAGACTCCAGAATTCCCAAATGGAGTATATGCATACTTTTGTGGTGTAACTACCAGCACAACTTCGAATGATTTAGAACCAAGTTATCCATATTTTATTGGTAATAGTTTTAGATCTGATTTTATACAGGAAAACAAAACTTTAAATCAGTCATATGACTTTAATAGTTCAAATTTGGTTAGAAATACATTTCCATATAAAATCAATGATAAAGACGCAGATTATGATTTTCTCATTGAATCATATGAAGATTATGAACAAAAAACCCTTATCAATTCCACTAATAGGGGAGAAATTTCTGACGTAAAAGTAATTGATGGTGGAACTGGATATAGAATTGGTGAGAGAATAAATTTTGATTATACAGGAACTAGTGGTATAGGTCTTAGGGCAGAAATTTCTGAATTGGAAGGTAAACCCATTGATAGTTTAGCAACATCTATTGATAGTTTTGAAAATTGTGTTTTTGAGTGGGATGATGAAAATAATGTTTCCGCATATAAACTTGAAGGATTCTCACCAATAGTTAATAATGATACTGTTCTTATAGGCAATACAAAACGTGTTTTTGCAGATAATACCGGAATTAATACATCTCTTTATTCAATTAAAAATTTATTTGGATCTAAAAAAGTAGGATTCTCAACAGAGACTGTCTCGTTAGCAGCGACTATGAGTAGTTACACTGTTGCTGGTGGAGTTTATCAGGACATTTTTGTAAGTAATGTTCCGGAAACAATTTCTATTGGAGCAACTGCAACTATCGTATCTGATCTTGGATCTGAGATTGTCACTATTTTGAATAATTATAACAATGGCACTCTGAGAATTAGAAGATATGGTGGAACTGGTGTTGCACATAGTCTGGGAAGTAAATTTAATCTCCTTGGTGATAGATTATCTTTGCCAATAAAGACCAGTTCATTTGTATCAAAGAGAAACGATATTGTCTTCTTTAATACACAACAGTCAGTCGGAATTGGAACTACAACAGGAGGATCTTCAAGGGGTGGTGAGAAAACATATAATGTTGGACTTACATCTCAATCTATTTTTGTTCCTTGTAGAACAATTTATATTGAAAATCATCCATTCAAAACAGGACAAAAAGTTACATTTACCAAATCTTCAAAACCAGGAACAAACTCTTTAATTGTTGGTAATACACCAGATCAATTAAATACGTTCTTCTTACCAGATACTTTTTCTAGAACATCAGATGTTTATATTATTGACAAGGGTCGTGATTTTATTGGATTGACTACACAAGTTGGACTTAGTACTAGTAGTGAAGGATTATTTTTCTACAGTGATGGATCGGATGATTCATCCTACAAATTTGAGACTAATTTCACACAAATAACAGGTGATATTGACAGGGTAACTACAGTTGTCAGTACTGCTTCATCTCATGGATTGGAAATAGGTGATCAAATCAGACTTACGTTAGAACCAAATACTGTTGTAGGTCTTGGATCTACTGCTGCTTTAACACTTGCTTTAGATCCAATTGATAAGAAGTTGTTAATAAATCCAACTGGAATTAATTCAACGGGAATCAACACAACAAACAATACCATAACTTTTACAAATCACGGATTTAAAACTGGTGATAAGATACATTACAATAGTATTAAAGTTGCTTCTGGATTAAGCACTGGAACTTATTATGTTATTGAAGATAGCAGAAATACATTTAGATTGGCAGAAACTTATTATGAAACATTACCAGAATTTGAGAATGAAGTAAATATTGTCGGAACTGGCGATACGACACATACATTCTCTCTTATTAATCCAAAGATTGATGTTACTAAAAATTCCGAACTTAGATTTAATGTTGGTGATCCTACACTAAATGGTTATAATTTTAAATTATTCAGAGATAAGGATTTTAAAGATGAGTATGTAACTTCTTTTGATACCCAAAACTTCAACGTGATTGGAGTTGGCAGTGTTGGATTTGGAACAGGGACTGGTTATGTTTCCATAAGATACTCCGAAAATGTTCCATCAAAATTATATTATGCTCTCGAAAAATCTGGATTCATTAGCACAGCAGATAAGGATGTTGTTAATTATTCTGAAATAAATTATATTGATAGTGAATATAATGGCACATATACAATTTCTGGTGTAACTACAACATCATTTACAATTTCACCAGTAAAATATCCAAAAGTACTCAATTATTCAAAAGACCAGTTTGATATATTGAAGTACAATACAAAATCATCATCCACATTAACTGGTGCAATTAGTAAAGTAAAAATTACAAATAAAGGATATAATTTTAAACAAATTCCTAAATTTATTGATGTCGATACAACAGATGGATTGAATGCTAACATTGTAGCAATCTCAACTGATGTTGGTACAATACGTTCATTTAGGATTGTAGATCCAGGATATGATTATCCTTCCGATAAAACTTTAAGACCAGAAGCAATTATCCCACCAAGAGTTACTATTGATAATTTTGACACCATTAAAGAGATTGAAATTAAATTTGGTGGAAAGAATTACATTACACCACCAAGTCTTATTCTTGTAAACAATGAGACTAATGAGATTGTTGATAGCACTTCCTTATTAGCAAAAGCACCTAACGGATCAATATCCGAAATTGAGCAAATATCACCAATATTTGGAATTAAATCTGATCCACATAGAATTATCGCCATTGATAATTCAAATGGTGTTGGTATTAGTTCTATAATTACAAGTAACTCTGGTGTTGCTACTTGTACTCTGAATACACCTATTCTTGGATTTAGTTCTGCCCCATTCCAAACTGGTGATTACATTTATGTAGAAGGAATTGATCTTGTTGGTGGTGGAACTGGATATAACTCTGAAAATTATGAATATAGATTTTTCCAAGTTCAATCATATGTAAATACAAGTCCAGCACAATTAACATACTCTTTGGTTGACAATTCCAATATTGGATTGACAACAAATCCAGGTATTGCAAAAACATTCCAGTCTGGATATGCAACTATTATAAATTACAAAAATTATCCAATCATTGATGTCATAAAAGAAAGATCTGAGTTTTTCATTAATGAAAATATTTTTGTCAGTGTTGGAACCGGATATTTTGAGACTGATTTATCTATTGTTTCTGTTGAGCAAGATTATGTAAAAATTACTGGTACATATGATCTTAAAAAAGGAAGTAAGATCAAAGGAAAAGTTAGTGGTGCTATTGCAGATGTTATAGGTATTGATGAAAATAGATCTAAATTCATAATTGATTACTCATCCAAGAAAAATATTGGATGGAATGATGATATTGGTAAAATAAGTGAAGATTATCAGGTTACTCCAAATAATGATTATTATCAAAATTTATCATACTCAATTAAGAGTCCAATAACTTGGGACGAATTCTCAAATCCAGTAAATGGTGTTTTACATCCAGCTGGAATGAAGAATTTTGCTGATGTTGGAATTGTATCCACAACAGATGTGGGCACATCGATTCAAGCTTCTGCATATTCTATAGCAGTTCTTGATGTTGTCAATGAAAAAAGAGTTGATACAATCAATAACTTTGACAACGCTACTGATTATGACACAAAAACTAATCCAGATCAATCAAAGTTTTTAAGATTTGAAAATTCTAAACTCTCAGATTATACACAATGTAGATCTAATAGGGTTCTTATACATGATGATATTAGTGGAAGATTTTCAAGTAAAGGTTTCCAAGATCTCTTTATAGAAGTTGAGGAAATAGAATCAACAGATACTATTGTAAATTATCTGATCCAAATTGTTGATCCAGATACTTTTGAATCTCAGGTAAGTGAACTTATTTTACATACTACAAATATTGATAGCACATTATTTGAAAAGTCAACATCTTTTGTTGGAATTGGAAAAACATATGCCGTAGAAAGACTTGGATATTTTAGTGCAGAAGTTGATACTAGTGCAAGAAAGACACTTCTATTCACCCCAGTTGATCCTTACGATAGAGATCATGATATAAAAGTTTTAAAGAAAACTTTTACAAACACAAATTCTGGACTAGGGACAGAAACTATTGGGTCAATTAATCTGATAGGATCTACAGTAAATGGAATTACAACTGTCGGAACTGCAAATAGCGAAAAAACCATTGTTGAATTTGAGGATGATAAATTCAATGGATTATACGCTGGACTTGAAATTTTAAATACTACAACTAATCAATTCAATTATGTTGAGGCAGCATTAGATTTTGATGGGACGGATACCTATATTAGTGAATATTATTTTGATGATAAAATGGTACCTATAAGTGATAATTTTATAGGAATCGTCACAGCAGTCTATGATTCAAATGCTGGAATAGTTTCTCTTAGAGTTGGTAATGGTTCTACTGATAGTATTTTAAATGTTAGAGCAAATGTAGTTGGATTTGGTTCAACTGAATCTGGCATTGGAACAACAAGATTCTTAGTTTCTGGTCAACCTACTGGAACCGAAAAGAGTGCTAGATACGAATCAACATATGGTTCTGGAACAAGCACAGTTAGATTTGGAACTTTCAATGTTGACAATGTTACTTCAGTCACTTCCTTAGTGAGAGTATCAGCAGGAAATACTTCTGCTATTCATCAAGTAACTTTCCTCACAAATAAATCAGATGTGGTTACAGTAGCAGGTCCTTTTGCACCAACTAATACGGTAACTGGTCTTGGAACGTTTGGTGGAGAAATTTCTGGAACAGATTTTTATGTTAATTTCTATCCAGATGCTGGATTTGATGCTGAGGTACAAGCGTTTAATCGTGTATTGTATACTGAAAGTGACTTTGATAACGAACCAACAACCCTTGAATATGGAACAATTAATGATGATATATTTGTTACTTCCTTTGATGGATTAAATGGGTCAAGAATAAACAAGGTCAATTTCGAATTAAAACATAACGGAACACCAATTTTTGTAAAGAAATTTAATCCATCCGACACCACTAAATTAGATTATGTGACTGGGATATTCAATATTCCAAACCACTTTTATAATACTGGCGAAGAATTGATTTATACTCCAAAATCTACTTTTACTGGTATTGGTCAAAGTGCTATGGGAATTGGTAGTACTGAAAATTATCTTGGAATAGTGACCGATAGACTTCCAGAAAGAGTATATCCAATTGTAATTTCTCCAAGTAAATTTAAACTTGCAACAAAGAGATCATATGCAAATTCTGGAATAGGAGTTACATTTATTGATTCGGGTCTTGGAAATATTCATGAACTGGAAATGACTAAGAAATTAACTAAGACATTAATTTCTCTTGATGGTGTTGTTCAACAACCATTAACATTTACACCATTGCAATATCAACTTGAAAATAATAATGGTACTCTTGTAACAGGGATCTCCACATTTAATATTAGTGGAATTGCATCAATTCAACCAAGAGATATTCTCAAAATTGATAATGAATATATGAAGATTACTGAGGTTGGTTTTAGTACTAATGTTGGTGGTAACATTTTGGGTCCAATTAATGGAATCATTCAATCTGGTATTGGTGCAACTTTCCACACAGTTTCTACTATAAGAGCATCTCTTGGATCAACAGAAGCAACACATACTGATGGAACAAATATTCAAATTTATAGAGGATCTTATAATATTGTAGGGTCTGATGTTTGGTTTACTGATCCACCAAAAGGAAATGCAAGATTGAGAAGAAATCAATCAAATCTTCCTTATACTAAGGCATCATTCTCCGGTAGAACATTTACGAGAAGTAATTATGATACCAACATGATATTTGATGATCTATCCGATGACTTTACAGGTATTGGTAAAACATATACAGTAAATGTCCAAGGAATCAATACAACTGGTATTGAAAATGGAAATGGTGTCGTTTTCATCAATGGAATATTCCAAACACCATCAACACTTAACAATGCAGGAAATAATTACGAATTTGAAAATGATACAGTGGCAGGAATTTCTAGTATTGTATTTACTGGGATTACATCAACTGATGGATCTTATGTTCTATCAGATTTTGATATCAACCAAAACCAATTGCCAAGAGGTGGTTTAATTGTATCTCTTGGTTCAACTCCTGGTTTAGGATATGCACCCCTTATTGGTGCAGAAGTTAGAGCAGAATTAGACAATTCTGGATCGATTATTGGTATCGTTGGAATTGGTACAACTATTACTGGTGGAAGTCTTGGTGTAAGTACAGCATCTTATAATAATCAATCTGGTATCATTATAATTGAGACTGATAGTGCTCATGGATTGTCTGGTGGAGATAGGGTAAAATTATCGGGATTAGGATTTACTTGCCCAACAAATCCAGGTATTACTTCATTCTTCCCAGATCAGAATCCAAATCAAATTGATCTCTCCTATGACATTGTAAATATTCTATCAGACACTGAGATCAGTGTTAATGTTGGACCTAGCACTATTCAACATAACTATATTGGATTTGGTACAGTATATCAATACTTTACCTTAAATAGTGGATCTGGATATAGAGGACCGGTTTCTATTGGAGTTACCGATTTAAATCATACTGGAACAGCAGCAGATATTTCTGCAACCGTTGGAATTGGTGGTACTTTAATATTTACTATTAATGATGGTGGGTCTGGTTATAATGAACCAGTTATTTCTATTCCTCAACCATCATATGATAATTTGGAAGTTGTAGGTGTTTCTAGACTTGGTGTTGGAGCAACAACAGATACTGGAACTAATTTACTCTTAAATGTTACTGTTGGTGCGTCTGCAACTGCACCAGTTGGATTGGGTTCAACATTCTTTAGCGTAGATTCATTTAAAATTTCCAGAAGTGGATATGGATTTAAAGTTGGTGATGTATTTACTCCCGTTGGTCTTGTTACGGCAAAGGGTCTTTCTCAACCAATATCCCAGTTCCAACTTGAAGTTACGGAAATATTTAATGATCAATTCTCATCTTGGTCATTTGGACAAATGAATTATATTGATAGTATTAAATTTTTCCAAAATGGGATTAGAAAGAGATTCCCATTATTCCTTAATGGTGATTTAGTTTCATTTGAAGTGGACTCTGATAATCAATTATCTTCAGAAATTGATCTAGATTCTGTTCTCATAATTTTTGTAAATGGTGTTATTCAAACTCCAGGTAGTGCATATACATTCAATGGAGGAACTTCTTTTATATTTACTGAGGCACCAGATCCAGAAGACAAAGTTGATATTTTCTTCTATCTTGGAGAACTTGGAGTTGATAGTATTATTGTTAATGTTGATGAGACATTGAAGATTGGTGATAATATCTTGGTTAAGAAGATTCCATTTGATTCATCAGTCAATTCTCAATCAAGAAGTAGAACTATTGTTGATATTCTTGGATCCGATAATATTGAGACCGACAATTATGTTGGTACAGGAATTAATGAAACGATCTATAGACCTGTAGATTGGATTAAGCAGAAAAAAGATCTTTACATTAAAGGTGATGTTATTTACAAAACGAGAGACATTTATGAACCAAGAGTTTATCCAACTGCAAAAATAATCGGTGATGTAAATACAGATTCTCAGATGATTTTTGTTGATGATGCACAATTCTTTGATTATGAAGATTCGAATTATGGTATCAACATTGATAGTTTTGGTGGACTTATTGTTGGTGGTAGCGATCCAGTTTCTGCCGCATTTACAGCAACAGTTTCTAATGATGGATCTATTTCTGGAGTCACAATAACAAACACTGGGTTTGGATATACCACCACAACTATACCTATTAAATTTGCTGCACCACAAAGAATTGGAGTTGGAATTGGAACAACTGCAACTGGAACTGCAACAATTTTAAATGGAGCAGTCTCATCAGTTTCTGTTGATAATGTTGGATTTGGTTATACGAATACAAATCCACCAAATTTGATTGTAGAAATTCCACCCGCAATTAAGGAAAATATTCCAAACTTTAAAAATGTTCAGGGATTCTCTGGAATTATTACTGGTATTAGCACAACAACTGGATCAAACGGACACCCATTAGCACTCACATTCCATTATACAGTGACAACTATGGCGGATGCTGATGATCTTTTAACTGATTATCCAATTTATATCAATAATACCACAGTTGGAAATGGTGTGACATCAGTTAATAGTGATGATAACGCTCTTGTTGGAATTGGAACTACATTCTTAGATAACATATACATTGTACATCAAAGATTTAATGTAGGACCAAGAGGTGTAGTTACTTGTAATGTACACAGCGATTCTCCTATTGTTGGTATAGCAACAACAGGATATACTGATATTGCTGCTGGTATTGGAACTTTCCAACTTGGAAATATTTCTTGGGGAAGAATATTCAATGGTTCTGATCTTCTTCAAAGATCCCAACCAATTTCAATTGGTGTTACTGGATTGACAGTTGATTCTGGATTATCAACATTCCCAACAATTCAAAGAAGACTGTTTGGATTTAAAAATAATGGATCTATCAGAACTCGTTCTGAGATTTAGCATATAAATACATAAAAAAAGTCTAACAATGCCAGCACTTGTTACTGATCGATTTAGAATTTTGAATGCTAGTAATTTTGTAAGCTCTGTTGAAGATGCATCAAATTCTTATTATATTACGGTAAGTCTACCAAATCCAACAACTGTCGGTTTTGGTAGATCTACTACATGGAATACAAACACCCCTTCACCGATTGACAACCTAGCATATAATTCACATGCGGGTGACGTTATTTTGTATGGAAAGAAAATATCTTCGGCAAATATTAGAAGAATTATCAGAAGGATTGATTGGGTTGCTGGATCTCGCTACGAAATGTATAGGGATGATTATAGTGTTTTAAATCCAGCACCTTTGACAAACGCATCTAGGTTATATGATGCAAATTATTATGTAATGAATTCTGATTTTAGAGTTTATATTTGTATTGAAAATGGTTCGAGTGGTTCAAATACGAAAGGAAATGTTTCTCAGGATCAACCAACATTTACTGATCTAGAACCATCAAGAGCTGGCGATAGTGGGGATGGTTATATTTGGAAATACCTATTTACAGTTTCTCCAAGTGATATTGTTAAGTTTGATTCCACAGATTATATCACAGTACCAAATGGTTGGTTAACTTCTACTGATAGTCAAGTTAGATCTGTGAGGGAATCTGCTGATTCAGGATCAAATTTAAATCAGATTAAAACTGTTTATATTGAGAACTCTGGTGCAAATTACTCAAATGGTCTGGGGCAAGAATTAGATATTATCGGTGATGGTGAAAGTGGCAGAGTTAGGGTTGATGTTGAATCTGGAAAAATTACAAACGCTACTGTTACATCTGGCGGAAAGGATTATAGTTATGCACTAGTTGATTTGGGACCACTTAATTCAAATACAACAGGTACTAGTGCCAAATTAGTTCCAATTATTCCACCATCAAAGGGACATGGATATGACATCTACACTGAGTTGGGAACTGATAAAGTTTTAGTTTATGCTAGATTTGATGACTCAACGAAAGACTTCCCAATTGATACTAGTTTTGCACAGATAGGTATTGTAAAAAATCCAACAGCGGTTGGGTCTGATCAAATATATACAAATAATACTTTTAGTGGATTATATTCCGTTAAATTTTCAACTGTCAATGGTACACCGCAAGTTGGAGAAAGAATCCAACAAATTGTTTCGAGTGGTGTTGGTAAAGCATATGGATATGTCGCTTCTTGGGATTCTGAGACAAATGTTTTAAAATATTTCCAGGATAGATCACTTTACTATAACCAAACAACCCTTGATCAGACAGATTATGTTGGAATTTCTACAAATG